GCGTCTGTATGTTTCGTTGTTCGGGCGCTGTCTCGTCTCTTTAACAGCCGCCCAAGCCCCGCATTCTGGGCATTTCATCTTGCGCCACAATCTATAAGCCTTGAAGCTAAGTTAAACACGGTCGTGCCTTGCATCCGCCTTTTTTTGCTATCTCGGTATTTCTTTGCAATAGCTTTAACGTTGGACTTAGGCTTGGCTCTACACGTGTCATCACCAAGCCTGTAGACGGGTCTAGGATAGCGTCTATCGCCTTCATTGTCATATACATATCTAACAATATGCGCTCTCTTTAACCCGTCATTTGTTCGTCTTTTTAGCTTACTCAAAGCGGCATGAGCATCAAACCTCGTCACGTCTAATATTTCTGCAACTTCAGCGCCTGACAACTCACCAAATTCTTCAAGCGTGGCAATTACACGCTTAATCATCACGCCGTGTCCCAATGGCGTCATGCTTCCAGCCATTCAGTCAAACGTTGCCACACGGTCTTTGGCCTGGCCAATAACGCTGTCTGCAAAAGCATCATGTCACGGCCAATATCCGCTGGTCGTACTGGTGGCGTGTAATGCAGGCCAATCTTGACCTTGCCTGTGTTGTAAATCATTTCACAATCTTCTGGCGCAGTCATGTAATCTCCCTCGGTACTGACGCAGCCTCAATCTCCTTACAAACTTCTCGCAGTCTTTTTTCTTGGGCATCCCACGTAGTCCGCGCAACAGTCCGCGCAGCAGTCCGCGCAGCAGTCCGCGCAGAATTTGCAGCAGCCCATGCAGCCTTTCGCGCAGCAGTCCATGCGGCATTCAACTCGCTATCGGTTGCCAAGCCTCTTGCAAGACGCTCTGCTACATCCAATGCATCAATGCTTCGCCTATCTGTTAGCAGATGTTGCACCTGTCTTGCACACCAGACTGCATATAATCGCATTTCGCGGTCGTAGTCTGTGACTGCTTTTAAGCACCAGAGGGCATCGTCGAGGCCGTTGCTCTCCAGAATTGTGATGATACTTAGTGCCTCGTTGTCGGCCTTCGTTTTGCCCAAATGGGCTAACAGCTTTTTCCAGCCATCGGCGCAGGGGTTTTTATCACGAATTTGGTTTAGTGTAGTTTTCATTTCACAAGCACCTTGCGTCCATCACGGTAAAACAACCACCTGCCAACCCGAGATGGGAACGCTAAGTTTTCTTCGCTACCTGCGCGAACAGGAGTTGAGCTAAAGTCGCGTGGCTCAAGCGTAGATTTGAAGTCACCAGTGTACCTGGTCGGGTTTACGTTTCCTGTTGCGCTCATTTTGACAACTCCAAAAGCAGGCCGTATGCAACGGCAATTGATACAGCGACAATTATAAAAAGTTCGGTGTAAGAAGATAAGCCAATGCTGGCTAAAAATTTATTGCTCATTTTTGCGGTCTTTCTCAACGTCATGTTGTTTGTGTTCCCAGTCTTCACGCTCTTGACGAGCCTCTAGGTATTCCTCGTATTCGTCTTGACTATCAAAGTCCATTTTGCTTTCTCCTGTTTGGTTATTGTGTGTTTATTCTACACACAAATACAAGCCAAACAGGAGGTTTATTAAGCTATTTTTCTAGGTGTTTACCCTATTGCTTTTTTGAGCAAAAACACGATTTGAGCAGTCAACGAGCGCTCATTTTGCTTTGCCAGGGAAACCAGCTTGGTGTGCAGTGGTTTTGGTACGCGCAAGCTGACGTATTCTTTAAGTTCTTTTTCCATTATTTACCTTTATTGAAACCAGATTAGCGTGCCGTGTACCCAGGCGATTGGGAACAACAGCGCACCTGCTATTAGAAAACCCCACGAGCCGGTTAGCAGGCAGGTGATGATATGTGTAAGCCACGCGGATATTATCCATGCGGCAAATATGTAAGGCCACATGTCTACTCTTAAAACGGCAATTCGTCTATGAAGTCAGGCTCTGCCTGTGGAGCTTGACGTGCAGGTGCTTGCTGCGTTGCAGACTGCTGCTGGTCTTTGGGTTGGAAGCTGAACGACATAAACTTCGTGCCGTTTGCGCCTGTCTTTAGCCATGCGCTCATCCACATCTCAACACCACCGACCATGCATGAACCTTTGTAGTCTGGGTGGGTCTCTTTTTCTTTGCGGTCATTTTTGAAAAGTGAGCCTGAGTTGTCGCGTTGTTCATATGCCATTTGATTATTCCTTGATTTAAAAATAGTTATTTAAGTTTTAGCGTTAAAGTTTGTAGTTTTATTTTTTGTTTAAGCTGCTTATCCACTCCTCAATTAGCGCCCCAATGGTTGTTCCCTCGGTTGCTGCTTTGATTTTTAATGCCGTGTGTAACTCTAGCTTTATGTTTGCATTCAGTCTGGTTGTTTGAACGTCAGGTTGCAAAACTGTTGATTCCATTTTTTGCTCGTATGTCATGATTATTCCTCGGTGGTTAAAAAATATTTTGCAAACGTTTTACTGTTTTTTGTGACGTATTCTGTCTCTATGACCATCCCCTCTTTGCGTAACTTATGGATTAGAGCAGCCAGCCTAAAGCACCCGTATTGATTCAAAGCCTGCAACGGCGTGATTGACTTGCCAGACATTAAATCTTTTTGGATTTGATAAATTGCACTCATAACGCCTCCATTGCAGCTTTTAGCTTGACTACTTTTTTGTTTAACTCCTCAATAAACCGTGTTATTTCCAACTCCATCTCTGAAATAAAAGCATCGTCGCGGTCTACGCGCACCACCAACAACTGAGCTTTTTCAGGCATTCGCGGGTCGTAAATAACGTAGTCGCACCACTTGCGCTTAGTGCAAGCCATCTGCATCTGCATTTGAACGTTGTACTTGCTAGCTACCGGATTCTTGTCGTCCGCCCACTTCAACCAAGCCTCTAGTGCGGTGTTGGTGTTCGGGCATTTAATCTCAACCAGGCCACTGTCACCCACCAGCCCATCAGGTGAAGCTCCACAGCCTGCAATTGTCGGATGGAGTATGAACCCCACTTCGTCAACCAAAACGTTCGCCTTGGCCTCGTATGCTGCGCGTGCAAAAGGTTCTTGCTCATTACCCCATGCCATCGATGCGTTGCTGTAAGACTCCTCGCGCTGGCCGGTAACTAACTCACACACTAATTGCGCCATGTAGTTGTCTCGGCTGGCTGAGTAACCCGACTTGGTTTTGGCCATAAGGTCTGATACACGGCTTGCCGTCACTTGGCCAATTCGAGTAGCAAACCATTCTTTTGTGCCTTGTTCGCTCATGCTGACAACTCCTCTTTGCGTTGGTTCTTTGACGCAATAACGTGAGCCTTGGCCGCATCGTCTGAGCCACAAAACTTAATTGCCTGTGTGTAAACGCTCTTTAGGTCGTCTAGCGTCTGAGCGTGTGCAACGCTATTAAGCGCCAGGTTTAAGTCTTGCTCGCTGATTTGCTTTACTGCTGGCTTGGTTGGCTTTGCTTTGACTGCCGCATTACCATCATCGTCTTCTGCCGCTATGCCGCAAGCCGCCATTACCGAGTAGCGTCTGGCATATGTAAGTGCCGAACCGTATCCCTGGGGGTCTTGTTTGCTAGCAGGCACGTGGAGCTTGCCGCCTCGCAGTGTCTCGCCTGATTCATGCAAGAACACGGTTTCAACTGTCACGCCGGTGCTGTCTTCTGAGGTCTCTTGGTACAGCGCAATGCCATTAGTCAGCAAAGCATCATTTACCGCCTCCATGCAACCAGCTAAGTCAGCGTAGCGGCTTTTAAAGTGTGGGTTTGTGCTGGTCTTGAGCGCTGGTGCAAACTCGCGCTTTGCGGCTACAAAAGCCTGTGCTATTTTTTGCATGATATTTTCTCCTAGTATGCAATTTTGATTGGGTCAAAATCTTCAGCGCCGAGCGTTAACTCTTGGCCGTTAATTAAGATGGTGGTCTGATTGCCAGACTCCATCTTTTCTTCAAGGTCTAGCATCGCGTCAATGTACTCGTCGCTTAACTTGCTGACCAAAGCCGCTAACTTCTCTGCGCCTTGGTGATTTACTGAATAAAGTTGTCTCATTTCTAACTCCTGTTTGTGTTGCTGACGAGGTTATTTTAACCCAGAAAAAACACGTTTTATCTAAGTGTTTACCCCTATTTACGAAAACAATTTTCCGCGCTCACAATTGAGCATGACCACATTAGAAAACTACATTGAAGACCTTGAGGCACTACTAAGCCGCAAGCCCACTACAGACGAAGCGGCCATCCATTGGCTGCACGCTGTCATTGCTGATGCGACAACTGCGCGATACAAGCTAATTTCAGAGCTTTATCCAGTCGGTTGCAGTGACTAACGTATAATGGTTTGAAAGACGCTTGGCGGCGTTTCACAGTGGGGTTACACATGAAGTCTGCTGGTACTGTGCCAGTCCGCCAACGCTAGAAATAGCGAGACTTCAGGTGTAGCCCTTTTTTATTGGGTAAAAATGGAAAATTGTATAAATCACACCGGCGCTACTGTTGGCGGTTACGGTGTTTTAAAGAGGTTTCGAAAACTTGTTGGGGCACATCGATGGTCATATTGCATTGATAAAAAGATTCAACTTGATGAAATTAAAGGGCTTGTTGTTATGCACATTTGTGACAACAGACTTTGCATAAACCCAAAACATCTTTTGCTCGGCACTCATGCTGATAATTGTGCGGACAAAGTAAAAAAAGGAAGGCAAGCTAGAGGCGAGAAGCAAGGGAACAGTAAATTAAAAAACCACCAAGTTGTTTTAATAAAGTATCTTTTTACAGTTGGCGCAACAAACGTTGCAATTGCAAAAGAATATGGCGTTTCAACAATGTGCGTAAGCAGAATCAGAAGTGGCAAGACTTGGGGGTTTTTATGAATTACTATCCTTTTCACCTTGGTGACTATGCGTCACACACTGGGCACTTAGAGCCGATGGAGGACTTGGCGTATAGGCGGCTGATAGATGCATACTATTTGCGAGAAGGACAACTACCAGTTTCCGTGGCTGAAGTTGCAAGGCTTGTAAGGTTAAGAGATTATCAAGAGGTTTTGCAAGCCGTCTTAAATGAATTTTTTGAGCTTACAGACGAAGGTTGGTTTCATGGCCGATGCGAAAAGGAAGTTTTGCGTATGCAGGACAAGCAAGCGAAAGCCAAGTTGTCTGCACAAGCATCGGTTGAAGCACGTAAAGCGAACGCTCAACGTCCGTTTAACGAACGCTCAACGGACGTTAAGCTACCAACACCAACACCAACACCAACACCAACACCAACATTAATAACCAAAGATAAGACAGCAACACGCGGTGCGCGGTTGCCAGCAAACTGGAAGCCTGATTCTGAACTTGCCGAGTGGTCAAAGACAGAGCGGCCAGACCTTGATTTGCGGAAGGTGTTTGCTGAGTTCACGGACTATTGGAATTCAGTAGCTGGTAGCAAGGGTGTCAAGCTAGACTGGAACGCGACTTGGCGAAACTGGGTTAGAAGTCAGAAAGTTGAAAAGCAATCTTTTGCACAGCAATCTGCTGACGTTGTGAGGAATACTGTTGCAATTTCACCTTCATACGATTCAGCTTTGAGGCAGATAGAGCTTGACCGCAAAACGGCTGTGCCTATGCCTGCAGACATAAGGGCAAAAATCAACGCAGTATTGAGGAAAGCATGAACTATTACACAGCAAGAAAAATACTTGATTTGGTGCGTGAAGGTAGGGATTACCCTGTATTCATAATCAACCAAGCGTTGTACATTATTAGTGAGCTTACAGAGGAAGAATATGAAAAAACAAAGCAAATACAAGCC